ATCAACCTTTCCATGCACACATTAACTCATTCATCTCAGGAACATTCTACCTAGATCATGATGACAACGCTGCCCCGATTGAGTTCGTTAATCCTAAACTCTCTCACCAAACTGAACCCGCTATTAGTTTCTCACCAGACCATAATCTTACCACTGTATTCTCAGCACCGACAGCACTAGTTAAACCTAACCCAGGAGATTTACTCCTATGGCAATCACACATAAGACACGGGTACAGTAACAACAACTCACCCAACAGATTGTCACTCTCAATGAACATGATTCCACGAGTTGTGTTCTCTCATCGCTACGGTTTTGAATGTTCACCACTGGAGGAAGAATGGTCACAGTAGAAGAGTGGAATCAAGGTGAAATCATATCCTGGAAAGGTCACACAGGATACGTTAATTTTATCTCCCCACAGTACATAACCATGTGCATCAAAGAGATACAAAAGGAAGGAGAAGAAGCACTCGTAAGTAAGCGAGACGTGAATCAAGTTTGTATAGTCATTCATTCACAATACTGGGGGGACGTGTATCGTGAAGAATCAAAATGACACAACGCGGAAAGAAGAACTAGACTACATCTGGTTAACACTTAAGGAGGCAACTTCTATAGTGTTTGAACATTGGAGAGACTATTTCATCAAGAGCAAATACAAATGAGTTTTCCACAATTTGATATTTTTCTGTGGAAATCCTGTGGAAAAAGAATATCAAAATAAATATGGGTAAGTGTTAGATAAAGAGAGTAATTGTCTCAGGTTGTTGTAGTCTTAGCGTGTTTCCTAACAGTTGTCAACCCTCCGAAACATTACGATTCCTGATGATAACCCACTTGACAAACTCTCAGATCATAAGTAGAATCACAATGTCAGGTTTCAAAAGCACTCCTATGGTCTTCAGATTGTTTGACTCCGATGATAACCTCCGAGGAACGTTTAACTCTATCTACGATCTGGAATTGTTTGTGGACAGTGTAAGAAACTCAAGGGGAGAGAGTTATCCTCAAACACCGAGAATGTCTCCCTTTGACTATATCAAACACATTGGATGGATCTGGACTGTGACAGACAACAAAGTGTCACAGAAAGTGTTGTGAGCGCCTCTGTGGCGTGTATATTAGATGCATGGAAGGGAACACACCCGACCACACTCTAACCCCTCTCAAATCGTCTCTCATGCGTAAGATTGAACAGCAAATGTTGACCGCTATTCGGAACAACGACAACTGGCAATCTGCTAACACTTCTGTACACTACAACGAAGAGAATGATGTCTCTATTGTTCGTCTTCATGGCAACAAAATTGCCGAGGTTGGTGATGACTTTGTTCAGATCTTTGATGGTGGTTGGCAAACAACTACAACCAAATCTCGCCTGAATGTTATCATCAATGAGTTCTGCAATAGTCTCACTGATGGTGTCTTTCAGAAGAACTTTCAATGGTTCATTAAAGACAACAACGTGACCCGAGATTTTGAGTCTGGTTACATCTTCGCTTGACAATCACAGCGGGGTGGTGTATACTTAAGACAGTTACATCGCCCCCCTATTTAATAAGAACTCCGCCCAGATCGCAGTCATACCAAGGGATCTCGGGGGTCGGGGCGGCCGTAACCCCCCTTAATTAAAAAAGGCAAACTACCCTAACCTACAAAGGTTCCCGATCGCCTGATATATAATAATCGGGTCTTCGTTTTTGCCAACCTCAAAATTTTTTTGCCCAGTAAAAAACGCCCACAGAGGATTTTATGGATTGGAAGATTCGTCAGGACCGTCAGGATGATAGAACGTTCATCTTAGAGACTCTGATTCGCCACGAAGGGCACTTAGATAACCGCATGTATGTTTGTGCAGACTATCTGGTCTCTAATGGTACGACAGAACCTGACGATGTGCGTTCTGCCTGGGCCGAATGGAAACGCGAAAACCCTGAAAATTATACTTTAACACCTCTCTAATGGCAAGATATTCCGTAGTTTATCAGACACCCTCAGACAAGATCGTAGATAGCAGACACTCTGACAGAGAATACGCTGAGGAAAGACGAGATTTCTGTCGTGATCTGCTACATAAATTAAATGTAGATTCAGTAGAGGTATCTATTGAGAGTGTCCTATGAAAAGATATACTGTCACAATTACTGAGGACGAAAACGGGGATCTTATTCTCCCAATTCCTGACGAACTTTGTGAGGATCTAGGATGGAATATCGGAGATGCTATTGAGTATTCCGATGAGGGTGATGGTAGTTTGTTATTATTCCGAGTGGATGAGTAGCGCGTTCACCGCATTAGACCACCGCGAAGGCTCTGAGGTACTTTATGTTTGATCCTGATAAAATTGAATTATCTGACATTGACTGTAGCGGCGTCCCCGCATGGTTTACAGATGAAAATAAGGCACTATGGATGGACAATAAAGTTGCCCATGATGCTATCTTACACTTGTTTGATAATGTCCTTACAAGGTTAGGAGAATGTGAGAAGGGCATCAATACCTTATCCGAGCATATCAACGCCTTGTACGAGCGTGTAAACGCCATTCCAGAGATATCTGGAGAGTTATTCCAATACAAACCCAAAGGAAGTGACTATCTACCCCTTGGTAAAAACTTTGATTACATTTACAAGCGCATAGAGGCATTAGAAAATGGGTTGCAATAAGTACAAAAACGCAACTGAAAATCAAAACCACTGTGATTGCTTCTCTCCTAATGGGGCAGGGGCAGTAAACAGTGGCGGTACTATGGGCTCTGCTAGTTTTATTGGAGTTACCTACAGTCATGCAACTTTTCCTGGTATTCCTGGTATAGCAGAGATAAGGGCAAAACGAGAACTTCCCAACATTCCCGAATACGAAAGAGATTTCGTAATGTACCCCTCTTCGCTTTGCCTAGCTACTAACACTCGTTTTGGTGGTGATACTAGTTGTGGTAGAACGATTGGAACCTGTGGAAAAATTATGGTTCCAGCTGGAACATCATTATTTGGTGGCACAGATTATAGAATCATTGATCATTACCCAGGGGAATTATCATTTGAAGATGGGATGAGTGATGAATGGTTTTACTATTTGTATGACACTAGTAATCCCGTAGCAGGGTATCCTTGCTATTATATTGAGACTATTACTCGTACTAGTAGTTCAACTACCACTACAACAACTCCTCCTACAGGGGAGCCAGGCGATCCTGATTATGATCCTGGTGGAACTAGTTCATCTACTTCTAGTTCTAGCACTACTGATACCGAATGCCATCCCTGTACATCGTTCAGTTGTCCTGCAGGTGCCACTGGAATCAGTTATAGCACTGGTGACGGTCGTCTTGTAGATGGTAGAGATCCATATCCAACTCTTTGGACTGCTCATACTACATCTAAGTCTATCGCATTCCGCTATGATGATGGTGTTCCAACCACTGCTCCTATTGGTGCGATTGATTTTTCTATCAGTGGCAATGGATTGGCGGAAACCGATGCTTGGGATCAGGAACAACTGTACGGTAATTTCCTTACAGTTAGCGATAATCCTTGGGCAGATCCCGATGATATTGGTTTTAACTCTATTATTGTCGTTGGTGACAATGGAGAACTTAACGTTGGGCAGAATGCTACTGGTTTGAGACTCAAATTTCGTTATGAACCTTCTACTACGGTAACTAATAATACGGAAACGATCACTGGATCACTTATTCGTATTGATGAAGTCATGTCTCCTGGTGCAGGATACAGTGTTAATGATACATTTAACGTTTCAATTCCCGTAAACTCTGGTAGTATTGACTTTACGTTAAAAGTTACTGCTGTTGGACCTGTAGAATCCAGCAATCCATACAATAATTATGATCTTGTTAATGCAGGAGACACTGTAAATGGTCATACTGTTACCTCAGTTAAGCACATGGACCTTGATTTTAACTATCATGTGCTTGAACTTGACGGAGATGGTAACGATTTTACTAAAGATACCTCGTATACTACCAATCGTGGTAATAATATTACGGTAATTGCTGGTCATGGCATCGCAGATCGTGCGTTTTTTGGCGGAATGTATGAGTTTAGACAGAAATCTTTCCAATACATGACCGCAGACTTGAATAGAATCCCTAATTCTGCGGATAATCTGAAGCAACCTACCGCAAAATACACAGCAGAAGTCACTTATACCAGTGCATCTGACGTTGTGACTCTAAAAAATGCCGCAGATCTGGCATACATGAAGGTGGGATACTCGGTTAAGTCTCCTAGTATGCCCGCAAACACATATATTACCAGCATCAGTGGCAATGATATTACTCTGAGTCAGAGCACAACCGATCTAGATAACGCTACACTCACCTATGATGGTGAAATGACCGTTACTAATATTGAAATTGTCAACGGAGGTATTCAAAGTATCAACGTTGTTAACGGAGGAGAGAATTGGAATCTGCTGAATAAAGCGCCAAAGTTGGAACTTTTGAGTTCAACTTCTGTGGTTACTGATGCAGTAATTGATTATCAGTTTATTGGCGGTGTTTTACAGTCGGTTTCTATTACTAGTCGCGGATCTGGATATCCTCAAGGAATGGATCTTGACATTGGTATCTCAAATGTTGGAAAAGATGTTGATGATCAAGCGTGGCCATCGTCAGATCGCGCATTTGACCGTTCAAATGACATCGGTGACGCAGTTTATTCGCTTCCTCAGTTCCAAAATCATCCTAATGAATCGGAATTGATTGAAATTGACACTGCTACTCAGTATGGACGACAACCAAGAGACTACAATTACGAAGGTGGAGTGATTGACACGTTTGAAAAGTTTCAAACAATCCTCCAGAGAGCAGCAGCAGACCGTCCTAAGAAGCAAAAAGCGGTAAAAAGTGAAGTTGTAGTCAAAGGAACGCAGGTAGTACAGAAAGATACTGGTGGAGAAGCGTCAATTGGACTTGAAAGTCTGCGTTTTAAGACTACATTGCGTGCTTCTGATCTCAGAAGTGGCATGAATAAGCACCAATATGAGGAAATTCGCTTTAATAATCCAATCAATCCTATCAATGACGTAAAACGTGTCAAAGGCGTACTCAGAACTGAGCGTCAAGAGCGCGATTTGCCCGATAGAGAAGATTATGAAGACCTGAATTGGCAGACACTTGATGATCGTCTTCCTGGAGCATTCAAACAACGCTCTGGGGCACAGAATTTTATGCAGCAACTTGTGGATGATGATAAAGTCCGCAAGGAAGACTACATCAATTTGAATACTGAAGCTCCAGAAGTTACTGCTAGCGGTAAAAAACTCAAGACTTTTGACCGAGAAGAGGTTATTACTGTAAGAGGAACCGCATTTGATCTTCCATGTGCTAGCAAATACACTAAATATTTACTAAGACAATATAAACCTGACAATCGCCAAACAATGGATATCAGTGTTAAACTGACATGGGAACCCAGTGTATCTGGTGGTTGTAGTGATGAAACTGGATGTGCTGGTGCAGGATATCCTTTTGGAGGTTGGGGCGATGCAGGTTCTAGCACAGAAGGAGACACTACTACTAGCGTTAGTTACAGTTCTACTCTTGCTGGACCTTATGGCGAAGGATGTCATGATTGGGAAGCAAATGGCAAGATTGTAATTCATAATGATCTTACTAATGGTGCATATGTCTATAAACTTGCCATAGATGCTTATGGCAATCCATTTTCATTCAAATGTCAATAGAGGTGCATTATGGCAGGTTTACCCGCTGCTTTGTATAGAGGTACATGTTCTGGGCATGGCACAACTTTTCCTCCCCATATCCACAGCACTGAGAACTGTGGAACCACTTGCATGACTGTAAAAACTCAACTTCCTGTTGCGACAAAAGACGGAGTTTGTATGTGGCCTCCTGCAGTTCTTGCTCCCGCAGGACCCTATTTGAGAACTGTTATCATTAACGGCATCATACCAATTTGTGATCAAGATATACTTACGCCACATAAGTCTCCAACCACCAATATTGTGATGGTTGGACCTTGTGGTCAGACTCCACCAGTTCCCATGCCATGTGTTTGTAGCATGTTGGCGGCAGAAGACGCCAGAGGAATTGGACATCCCCGAAAACTCACGGCATTGACAAAAACGGTATATGCGAATAAACTAGCAATGGGGAAGGTAGGTGATCCACTGGGTCCTCCATGCATATCAACTATCTCCCAAGGTAGTCCAAACGTTTTCATAGGTCCTTAATTATGGCAAGAGCAAAAATCGGTCTTAGCGGTCAAAAAGTCATTGAGTCCAAACCGAAAAAGTCCCGTCAGGGAAATGGACAGCATACCAAATATGCCGCATCTTCCCGTAATGGCGCTCGTAAGCGTTATCGTGGGCAAGGGAAAGGCTGATAAATAACAAAAGAGATAGTAACCTCTCAAAAAGTTCTGTTTACCTTACAAAGTAAGCAGATGGCAAACAATCCCGTTCCTGATAATGTTCCAAATTTGATGCAAAAAGATTTTGGAACCGTGGTTCTAATTACAGATCCTCGTTCTGACTATTTTTTGAATCAAGCGAGAAAAAATAGACCTCCTGCAGATCGTCTTTCTCGTCCTTGTGGTGGTAAAAACGGATTTGATGATTATGTAGAACGTTTTACTGAATAACCAGTGGCAATCAAGGAACTAAGATCAAAAAACTTTAGGGTCTCTCGTAATTTTAAGGATCTGGCGAATTCTTTTCGCCGCAATCCAGTTACGAAGGACCTTATTGTTTTATCTAACGAACAGGCGATCAAACAAGCGATGAAAAATCTTGTTTTGACCGCTCCTGGCGAAAAATTGTTCCAACCTGATGTTGGATCTAAGGTTTATCAGTTACTTTTTGAACCCCTTGATCCATTTACGGTAGATACCCTCAAAGATGAGATTGTAGACACTCTAAGAAACTTTGAACCACGAATAAATGTCATTAGTGTGGAAATTACTGCTAATGATGACTTTCATGATCTAAGAGTTGATGTTGAATATCGTATTGTTGGTCAACCTCTTGTACAAACTATAGACTTTATCTTACAGCGAGCGGAGTAACATGATTCCAACCGACCTTACAGCGATGGACTTCAACTCCATCAAGGCATCCATTAAGGATTACTTGAGGACTCGTCCAGAATTTACAGATTTTGACTTTGAGGGTGCAACTCTGTCATATCTGATTGATGTGCTCGCTTATAATACTTACTACACGGCATTTACTGCAAATATGGCAGTAAATGAAGCATTTTTGTCTTCTGCAACGGTTAGAGACAACGTTGTAAGTATTGCAAAACTTCTAGATTACACTCCTCGTTCTTCTAGGGCACCAAAAGCGTGTGTTTCGTTCTCTGTGCAGACCGAACTGTTTAATGGAGTGTTCCCACAGTTTGCAACCCTGAAAAAGGGTATTGTTGTAACTGGCGGAGAATATAATTTTGTAACTCTTGAGGATATCAGCGCAAATACTGATAATACTGGGATTGCAACCTTTAACAAGGTTGTAGTTTATGAAGGTGCTAACCTCACACACTCTTATACGGTGTCTTCCTTCAAAAAGCAGAAATATGTTATTCCTGCGGACAAAGTTGACACATCTACGTTGAGAGTAACTGTAAAACAGAATGCACAGTCTACTCAGGAGGACGTATACGTCCTTGCAACCGATGTTACGACTTTGAATGCAGAATCTAGAGTATATTTTTTGACAGAAACCGAAGATCAACGTTATGAACTTCAATTTGGCGATGATGTAATCGGCAGGAAGTTGGAAGATGGTGAAGTTATCAATATTTCCTATGTAAGAACTCATGAAGCAGATGCAAATGATATTTCGGAATTTGATTTTGTTGGAACGGTTGTAGACCAGTACGGCAGACCAATTGGAGACATTGAGGATGATTTGCTCGTCAATGAAAGGTCTCAACTTGGAGATATTCCCGAAACTGTCTCTGAAATCAAATTTTCTGCTCCTAGAACCTATACGACTCAGTTGAGAGCAGTAACTGCTCAAGATTATGCATATATCACCAAAAAAGTGTATGAAAATGCAGAATCTGTCATTGCATTCGGCGGAGATCAACTCTCTCCTCCAGTTTACGGCAAAGTATATGTTGCAGTAAAAACTAAAACTGGAAATACTCTAAACAATGCTTCAAAACTGCAAATCTCTAAAGATTTGCAGCAGTATGCTATGGCATCTATTGAACCTGTGGTAATTGACCCAGAGTTCCTTTATGTGCCCACTTCATTGTATGTTTTCTACGATCCCACAAAAACTAGTAAGAGTGTTGCAGAACTGCAAAACTTGGTATTGGGTGCTATTGAACAATTTGCCGATCAGGAAAATATCAACAACTTTGGATCTACGTTCTCACTTTCTAAGTATGAAAAGGCAATTTCCCTTGCCGATAACTCTATTGACTCTGCTTCTGTTCAGACTACGCTTCTCAGGTATCTGAAACTGAACCCTGGAACCGTTGACACATACTGTACTGATTTCGGATCTCCTATCTACGATTCTAACCCCTCTAACGACGGTGGAAATGTGTCTAGTGGTGGCGATGGTGGCGATGGTGATAACGGGGGTGCTGGAGACGGTACTGGAGGGGGCACTGGGGACATGAAGTGCTACAAGGAACCCGTAATTAAATCTGGACAGTTTATTACCATTGACAGACCCGATGTCATCCAATATTTTGAGGATGATGGTTTTGGAAACTTGAGAACCTACTATAACAGTGGTTCTAGTAAGATCTACACAAATAATAATGCAGGAACTGTAGATTATGGTACTGGTAAAATTTGTTTTGGTCCCGTAGAAGTCACTGATCCCGTTGATCAGATTCCAGTTCAAATTATTCCAACAAACATCTCGTCTGTTACTCCTGCGACTCCTGGAACCGTTATTTCTCTTCCCATTCCAAACATTACGGTTGTTCCTGTCGGAACCCTGCCACCTCCTACAATCCCGCTAAATAATCTTACGCCTGACCAGTTCCAGCAACTGCCTGCTGTCATTACTCCGATTGATATCACCAACGTTGGTGACCTCAACAACATCGCCTGTTTCTGATCTAATATAAACGTCAATGAGCCATCCAAATAAGGTCTCTCAGAATATCTACAATCAGCTCCCTGATTTTATCAAAGCTGATTATCCTGCATTTGAAAAGTTCCTAGAGTATTACTACAAATCTCAGGAAAAGACGGGTCAACCACAAAATATTATCAATGAGTTTCAGAAACTTCTGAACATTGATGAGTATGACTTCAAACTCATCAGAAGTGAATCTGAGTTGTTGGAACCTGTAACTGCAACTGATGATATCATCACTGTAGAAAGTGTTGACGACTTTTTGGAAAAGAATGGTAGCATTCTCCTAAATGAAGAAATTATCTATTATGAAAGGGCAAACAAATCTCCCGAAATCTCTTTAACTGAAGGTATCTCGTACGAGGAGTATAGAGAGAAGTGGATTGAACTTCAAAGTCCTTACATGGATTTTAACGGCGTTGTTAGGACCTTCCCTCTGCTGTCTCAGGACAATCCTATTGCACCTCCTTCAGAGGACCACATTGTTATCCGTTTGTTCGGTAAATATTTGATTCCTGGAGTTGATTATACAATTCAAGGCACTAGTGTCGTATTTACCGATCCTCCTAGATCTCCCAACCCATCAGACTCTATTGAAGAGACCGCAGTCTTTTATCTGAAGGGTTTCCTGCAAGATCCTATACAAGAGGTTGATAATATTTCATCTCTGTTCAACTCTTCTAGGACCGAGTTCCCTCTGGAAGTTTCGGGAGTAAACTATAACCCTGTTTTGCAGGTGTATCTGAATGTTGTCATCAATGACAATCTGCTGGTTCCTTATAAGGATTTTTCCATTATCAATAGGGATGGGCAATATTTCATCAAAATGAAAGTTGCACCTCCTTCTCAGGCAAGATCTTATATTGGTTCTGTTGAGGCACCGATTAGTAGTTTTGGTTCTGGTGCAACTGCTATTGCCCAAATCAACAATAATGGCAATCTGACTGGCATTAAAGTAAAGTCTGGCGGTACTAACTATCGCCTCCAGTATCCTCCCGCTGTAGAAGTGGCAACTACCACAGGTGGAGGTGGCGCGTCTGCATATTCTCTCGTTAATGGTATCAAAACCCTTTCTCTTCTGGGTGGCGGTGCTGGTTATAGCGATTTGAATCCCCCTATTGTTAATATTGAACCTCCCACCGCCGCTGGTGGGATTCCTGCTGCTGCAAAAGCACTTGTAACTAATGGACAGGTAACTGGACTTGAGTTGCTTAACTCGGGTAGCAATTATACGTTTACTCCTAGAGTTACTTTCCTTGATCCTGGTGGATGTGTCTTTAGCAATCCTACTATTGATGTTAATGGTTCCATTGAACCTGAAAGTATTGAAATTGTAGAAGTGGGTAAGGGATATACTGTTCCTCCTACCATCTATGTTGATCCTCCGACTGGTGCTGACCCTCTGCAGGCAGAGATCGTTGCTCAAATTGGCACTGACGGCACTGTAACAGGGTTTACTGTAACTAATAGGGGTAGAGGGTATACAACCTCTCCTAGGATTGCTGTGATTGATCCTGGTGCTGCACAAATTCTGGATGTCACTGTTGATTCTACTGGTAGAGTTGTTGAGATTGAACTGCTTTCTGGCGGTTCTGGTTATGTGGATATTCCTTCTATCTACATTGTAGATAACCGTAAGGATCCTTCTGGCGCATTTATCGGTGGATCTGGTGCTACTGCAGTTGCGTCTATTTTTAACGGTCAAATCACCGATATCAATATTACTAATTTTGGTACTGGATACGATCCTGCTAATCCTCCTAAAGTTGTGATTCAGCGTCCTCCTTCGGCAAATGCTTCTGCCGAAGTTGGTTTCGGTGAGGTTACGGGTTTCCGTGTAGTTGAATCTGGTTCCGATTATACTAAAGCTCAGTTTATTGGGTGCTCTCGTGGTGTTTCTGGTATCGTTGGATATGATACCGATGGTAATGCAATCTATGAGCAAAAAACTAGCCCCACTAACCACAATATTGGCACCGCAGTAAAATGTCTGGATGGTGTTTTTGTTGAGAAAATGCTCAGCAAATTTACTGAACAATACCTTCCCGACATCCCTAAGATTGACCTTAATAAGATTAACATCAATACGGTCATTAAGACTATCCGTACCTTCTATTCGTCTAAAGGTACGAGAGGTTCTATTGCATATCTGTTCAAGATTCTCTACGGTGAGGATGTAAGCGTATCCTACCCCAAAGAGCAGATTGTAAAACCCTCTGCTGCTAGTTGGCAAGTTGACACCATTCTACGTTGTGTCGTTGAGAGTGGCAATCCTCAAAATCTTAAGGACGGTTTCCTGCAGCAGTTCCAAGATCAAGTTGACCCCAATATTGGTAGCGCATCTGCTCTGATTGAGAACTTCATCTCAATTAAAACTTCAGAATTGGAAATCTTTGAACTTGTTCTCTCTGAAGAGACAATTCAAGGAACATTCACGATTCCCTACAAGACTAAACTCGCTGAAGGTATTAGTACCACTGATAGTGTTCTTACTGTTGACTCTACCATCGGTTGGCCCGAGAGAAACGGTGAGATCCTTGTCGGCACCGAACTTATTAGATATAAGGAAAAGTCACTCAACCAGTTTATTGAGTGTACTCGTTCTGTAAATAATATTGTTGAAGATTGGGATGCTGCAACTGAGGTTACTTCTAACTTCTATGCATATGTGAATTATGGAACAGACCAAGAGGTCGTCGTCAAAGTTGTCGGTATTATTAAAGCAGAGAACACCACTCTGACCGATGATGGAACTTATTATCTCCCTGGTGATAAACTGACGGTTTCAAAACTTGGTGCTTCCGAAAATGTTCCCTTGCTGAACACTTGGAACTACAATGTAAAAAAACTTGTATCGGTTGATAGAATTGAGTTTGGCGGCGTTAACAATCAAACTGCCACTGTTTATTGCAATAATCCTCATGGTCTCCTTGTGGGGGATCAGGTAACCATCTATGGTGCCAACCCCATTCTCTTTAACGGTACTTATTTTGTACAGTCTAGAGAATCTACGACAGTATTTAAGTATCAACTCGTTCAACCTGCTGCTGTTGTACCTCAGGGAAATATTCTCATCTCGGTTGACCTTAACCGAGGTAAGTCTGATGTTGAGTCTATCAATAACTCCATCGGCATTTATACTACCAACATTCAAAACTCGTTCTTTAACGACGACTACGTTTACGTTGCCGCATCTGGTATCCCGAACTATAAAGTCGGTCCTTTTGTTGGGCAGGCACTTATTCCTGGAAACCAGCGTAAACTTCTCCGATTCCCTAGAGTCTCGCAGACTATCTCTACTAAGGATGAGATTCAACCAGGACCGATTGGAGCATGGGTAAATGGTGTTTCTATCTGGTCTTATAAGTCTAGTAACAAAAAAATCTTTGGTGAAGTTACCAAAATCAATATTATCAAACAAGGCGATTCGTATGATGCTGCATCTCCACCATCTCTGACAATTTCCAATGGTGGTGGTACTGGTGCCACTGGTTCTGTTATCATTGACGGTTCTCTGACCGCAATTAACATTACTGCCACTGGTAGTGGATATACCAGTCCTCCTCTGGTATCTATCGTTGGTGGTGGTGGTTCTGGTGCTTCTGCTACAGCAGTTGTTACTAATGGACAAGTTTCCAGAGTCCTTATCAATAGTGGTGGTACTGGATATACTTCTAGACCCGAAATTACTATTGTTGGTGGCGGTGGTACTGGTGCTACTGCTTTGGCAGAAGTTCGTGGTCCTATTAAAGAAGTTGTAATCAACACTGGTGGTACGAAGTATACGTCCCAACCAGACATCACCCTGAGTTCTGGTGAAGGTGCTCAAGCACAAGCTATCGTCCAGAATGGTCGTATTATTTCTATTGCCGTCATTAACGCTGGTAGCGGATATACAACTCCTCCTATTGTTGAAATTTATGGTAATGGTTTTGGTGCTATTGCTACTGCAAACATTGATACTGACGGCGAAAATGCTGGTCGTGTAACTAGCATCTCTATCAACAACAGAGGTATCAACTATGAGGCAGGAACTACCGTAATTATTCTGCGTTCTGTTGGTTCAGATGCACAGTTCACTGCTGAAGTACAAAGTTGGACTTACAACCTTGCACCTATCACGGCGCTTGATGATGCTCAGGGTTCCGTGTTCTCTGGTTATAATAACCAGTATGGTGGTGAGTATGCCCACTTTACCAATCCCAAGAGACTTAGATACGTTCTGGGCGACAACCTGTTGGAAGACTCTAACGGTTCCCTGACCGAATCCACCAGCAATATTTCTCACTCTCCGATTATTGGTTGGGCATTTGATGGTAACCCAATTTACGGTCCTTATGGTTACACTGATCCCACTAACCAAAGTTCCAACATTCGTCGTTTGGAACCGAGCTATAGACTTAAGCCTGCTCTGGTACTGAACGCAATCACCAATCCTACCCCTGTTAGAGAAGGTGGTCCTCTCCTCGCAGATGACCCTGCAGGCACTTATATTGAAGATTATGAGTATACCTTCGGTGAAGGTGATTTGGACCGCTATAACGGGCGTTTTGGTAAGACTCCTGAGTTTCCTGAAGGCGTCTATGCATACTTCACTTGCATTGATGCTACCGAGCAGGGCAATCCAGTTTTCCCGTATATCATTGGACCCAACTTTAACTCCAGTGTAGATAAGTGGAACTTGGCATCAACTGCAGTACAGCAGAATATTCCTACTGGCGTTATCCGTTATCGTGATCCCTATGAGAATGTTGATATTGATGTTGAGCGTACTCCTAATGCGACTGCTGACCTTCTGACTACGGAAGATGGTCTTGAGTTGACGTTTGATCCCATTTGGGAAGATTCCGATGGTGATAACGTAATTGATACGAATTATCAGATTGACGATGATAATGATATTACTACTCCTGAAGTTAGACTGACAACTCGTCCTGATGACAGAGTATTCCGTCTGACCTATGATCAAAGTAATATTACGATGGAAGTAGGTCAAACATATGCTATCCCCGCATACACTACTACGAATGAACTGTATGCTCCTTCTACCGATCCCATCAATGTACAGGTTCTGTTCAATGGTATTACTAATACCACTGTTCTGGTAAGAGTTGTATCCTCGGAGAAGTTTGCTCCTGCGTTTGATGGCACCTATGATCAGTATATTGGTCTGAACTTTGTTTATACTGATGATGATGGAAACACTACTTCTGCAAACATTGTTGACGTAGAATTTATTGGTTTCCGTGCAACTTATGAAATTACTGATGAACTGGTAGTTGAAGAACTTCAAGATGTCGGTTCGCTGTTGGAAGAGAACAAACTGGAACTGTTTGACTACTTCCCTAAAGTTAGATTTGACTCTAAGGTTGACATTGAAGTTGAATCTATCACAAAGTTTGAGGACGCATCTGTTAATGGATTCGTTGTAGAGAACCCTGGTGATAACTATCAGGTAAATGACCGTCTGATTTTTGATGATATTGACAGTGAAGGTTATGGTATTTCTGCCGTTATCAGAACTATTCAAGGTAAGACTATTTCAACTTACGACTTTGAACTTATCAATGATGTTCCTCATGGCGTAATCACTACCGATGTACCTCATGATCTGGTTTCTGGTGATAAAATCCAAGTTAGCTATACTCCCGAGATCTCTACCGAAAACAGACAATTTAAGGTAAAAGTTGTAAATGGTATTGAAACCATTAAAGTTACTCAAATTGGTACTGGTTATACTGATGATGTACCGATTTCCGTTGAAATTGATGGGGATGGCCAACACGCAGAAGTTAATCCAGTAATCAATGTCAGCAATGGTACAGTATCTTCGTTTGACATCGTTAAATCTGGTAATGGATTTAGCGAAAATCCAAGACTGATTATTTCTCATCCTCAAGAGTTTAAGAAGGCGGAATACTTTATCAATGGTACTGAAAACCTGAATGATACGGTAATCAATGCTGTCTACACCAGTGATGTTACTAAAGACATCTATGTTTGTGGTAATACTATTGATCAATTTGATAACAGAGTTGGTTTTGTTGCAAAATATTCTACTAGTGGTGATATAGTTTGGTATAAGACTGCCAGATCTGAGCAACCCAGTGGTCAAGATACTTTCTGCAATTTTACTGCTCTGACTGTAGATGAAGACAGCAATACCCTAGATGTATATGTCACTGGTACTACTAAACCCAACTCCCTCAATGTCAACTATAATCCTGACATTGTTTTGATGAAGTTTAACCAGAATACTTCTGGTACTACTTGCTCAATTCAATATCAAAAGGAGATGGCAGGCATCTCTGGTTCTACTCGTCTGGATGAAGTTAGCGCAATCTCTAAGGTTGGTGAGAATAAGTGGTGTATTGGTGGTCACACCAATACCAACTCTCAGTATCCTTTTGATGCATACATCATCATTTTCAATGAAAACTTGGGTGTTCAGCAAAAGAGAAAGATTTCTACCGCTAGTGACTCAGAAAAAGTTGTTGACATTAAGTATAATGCTGATAGCGGTAAGTTCTATGTTCTGCTAGAGATTGCACCCACTACTACCAGTGCGGTTAAGTCTTTTGCTATCGCACATTGTGAGGCACAGCAGTTTTCTGTTATCATTGACAAAGTTATCAATTTCAATACCACTAGCTACAATTTGTGGGGTGCAAGATTTGATATTGATGAGTTTGGGGACTTCCTGGTCTCTGGTACTGCATATTCTGGTTCTAACCCAATCGGCGTCTTTGTTGGTAAAGTAACTACTGAAAACGAGGTTCGTTGGGGTAAGAGAATTACACCTGCAGGTACTTTTAGAAACCTCAAGGTTATTGGTGGCAATGTTGACGTTTTTGGTAATTACAACCTGGCAATCAACTATGAACTTAATGAGTCTACATCTGGTTCTGAAGCATTCAGAAAACAGAGTGAAATTATCAAATTTAGATATGATGGCACTGTAATTTCTACCAATAAAGTAAGTCTTGGTCGCAATATCGTTGGTTTTGAAATCAATGCTATTAGTGCTGATAGTTCTGGCGACCCTGTATTGACTGGTCAAGGTTACCGTAACGAAGTTGTTGGTCTGTTTGACTTTGAGTCAACTGATGAGACCGAACCCGTAGATACCACTGGTAATCTGACTAACAGAAATCTGATTGGTGATTACTACACTGGTTCCAACATTTCAAGTGGTGCTCCTTCTGGTCAAGGTAGCACTCGTGGTCTGAGAATCAATGCTTATGATGGTGCTGCCTGGAGTGATACCCACTTTGAGATCAACCCTGAAAATAATACTGGCATCTATGGTTATGCCGATACATATGATCCGAATGGTGACTGGACGATTGAAGGTTGGTGGAGTGTAACTGAGACCACTGTTCTGCAGGATAGCAGACTTGCGGGTCTTGGTTCTACTCACCACATCTTGTTTGGTATCGGTCATGGTAGTGAACCAGGCGTTACCTTAACCCTCAATCGTAGCAATAAGAGACTGGAATTGTATGCCTCTTCCACTCTCCAGAGAACTGCAACTCCTATTGCTAGTGCAAACGATCAAATTGTTAATGATGATGGTTATGTTCACTGTGCAGTAACTAAATTTGGCAATCTGTTTACCATTTATGTTGATGGAACTTCGGTTGGTAGTGGTTCACTGCCTTCTCTGACTATTCCTTCTACTGCTAAGATCTACGTTGGCAATGCTCCCAACTGGACTGGAAACACTAGTGGTTATACTGTTGATTATGCAGGTTCATTTGACGTTGATGGTTTGCGTATTAGTGATCATGTAAGAACTATCTCGGTTCCTTCTACCACTGCAGAATATAACGATTACTATAAGACGTATCATTATGTTCCTGATGCTGCTCTCGTAATTAAGACTGACAAGAATATTGATTCTACCCGTCAAGGAACGTTTATTGGTACGAATACTAACTATCATTTCACCACCGCATCATACACTTATCCCACAACAATCAATCAACCAATCACAGTTTCCAGTGTAACTCTTGCATCTGAAGGTCTTCAGGTTCTGGATTACAATGATGTAAACTCTTCTCTTGTAATTGATTCGGTAACTCTCACCTCCAATACTGATGTATGGTCTTCCAGAACTGCCACTATTCCTGCAAAGGGTGGCAGAAAGGTTAAAGCAGAAACGACAACCTATGGCAAGTTCTACATTAAGGTAACTAATACTACTGAAGTTGACAATGTTCTTCGTCTTTCGCTGAATCAAACTTTCAACGTTAAGAAAAATAGTCAAATTCAACAATACAATAACGCTGGCCAGCTAGTTGCTAATGCCGAAGTTATTGATGTTGATGCAAATAGTCTGTATATTGCTCAGTATACGGGAACTAAGAGTGCCTGGGAAGGTTATGTTGGCACAGGCGAAATCAAGACCACTGGTGGTGAAAATAATAGCATCGGGTCTTATATCTTTGCTAACGAACCATTCACTACTACTCAGGGCACATTCATCTTTGATATCCCTTCTGGTTTGGATGCACGATTCAAAGTATATGGTCAGGAAGACTTTACCGTAAGAATTGATGACACTGCTCCTGCAGGATCTCCTTATATCATTGGTAGTGTAATCACTCCCGATGAGGATCAAGTCACCTATAATGCCGATAGGTCCCAATTGACCATCAGTGGTCTTACTGCTGTCACCGAAATTACTCTTATCACTAATCTTGATAAGATTCTCCAACTAACTGCTGTTAATGCAACTGATAGAATTTTCTATAAGACTGCAAGAGCACATAAATTGCAGTCTGGCGACAATCTCTTCATCTCTGGCAACAGTGCTGACGAATTTAATGGATCGTTTGCAGTTGATGAAGTAATTAGCACTAGAGAGTTTACTACTCGTCTTAGAGCAACTGCAGTGGGCGACCCCGATGCTGCATCTAGTATTGATATCTTTGTAAAACATCCTGTCATTCAGATGTTCTACAACCATAAGTATCAGTTTATGCTTGGGGATCCTTCTCTTCAAGGATACTTCATGTCCTTCTCTAAGGATAACCTCTTCAAACTGGAGTATTCGTTTAACTCAATTCAGAGAGTTGGCACCCCTGGTGTTCAGCAAGGTGGAGATCCTGAACCGTATGTTCAGTTGTCGGTGAACTCTGAAGTTACAAATATCTCTTACTATTTTGACCCATCTAGAACGGGTGATGACTCACCTGTAAATCCTGGAACTTATCTTGATGTTATTCCCACTCCCTACACTGGTGAGTTTGAAGTCAAATTCCTTGCTGGTGCGACAATTACTTCGGGTGCAAATATCTTCAAGTTCCCCTTGCTCAATGAACCAGAAAGTGTTGCAACTGCATCTAGAGTAGGATACACAACTTCTTCTGTGTCTGCAGTTGGACCTATTGGTGCGATTCGTCTCATCAATGGTGGTGGATTCTATAAGAAGCTTCCAATCGTATCTAATATTGTTTCCAATCGTAGAATTGAAAGAGTTGCTATCAATGAACCTGGAACTGAATATGCCGTAGGTGAATACACGGGTGTGTCAATTAGTGGTGATGGTGAAGGTGGTAAAGTCAATATTACCGTACAAGATGGAACGGATGAAGATGGTAACACCATTCCTGGTCAGATCACCGAGGTGATCGTAACTGATCCTGGTAAGAACTACACTACTGCAACGATTGATATTGAATCCATCCCTGGTATTCTTGGACCCAGCCTTGCTGGTTCTGGTGCAGAATTGGAAGTTGTTATTCCTCCGAATGGATCTGGTGCTTCTATCTTTGTTAAGGCAAATCAGATTGGTAAGATTAAGAAACTGAAGAATAATAACTTCGGTTTTGACTATACTCACGACTATACCCTGCGTCCTGAAATTACGTTCCCTGTTAATGTTCAGCTGACTAGCACGAGCATCTTGGACAGCATTACTGTTACTGATCCTGGTTCTGGTTATGCTACTCCTCCTGCAGTTATCATTGAAGGTGGTGGCGGATCTGGTGCTATTGCTGAAGCAACTATTAGAAACGGTCGTATTGATCAGATTGAAGTTAAAGATCCTGGATCGGGATATTCTTCTCAACCCAGTGTCAGTCTCAAGTCTTCGTTCAACTACGTTGTCAACCTTGACTTGAATCTTCTGCAATTCTCCTTCCCTCACGGTATTGTTAATGGTTCTGCGGTTACTCTGCAAGCCGTTGATGCTGGTGATGGTGAAGAACCCGCACTGCCCATCTCCTCCTTCGGCAGACTGTCTGCTGCCACCACTTATTATGCTATTGCTGGTGCAGCAAACTCTTTGGAAGATGATCAGTTGAAGTTGGCACTGACTCCCGATAACGCTGCTATTGGTGACTTCCTGTCATACACTAATGATGGTCAAGGTCGTCAAGTTCTGCTTACTGATTCGTTCGGTGGTGCTGCCGAGGCAAATGTCATCACTGGTCGTTTCCTTGCAGGTGAATACATCTATCAAGGTGATACTCTGGATCAGGCAACCGCTTCTGGTTATGTCTCCGAAAACGATGGTTGGCAGGAAGGTCCCAGAATTCTGAAGATCGTTGATTATACTGGAGATTTTTCTGCTGGCCAGCAAATCACTGGTACTATTTCTAAAGCGTCTGGTACTATTGACAACCTGAGCATCGCTAAAGGTGTTCTGGAAGTTGGTGCTATTACCACTACTCCTGGTAGATTCATTGATGACGTTGGCAAACCATCCGAAATTATCCAAAGAATCCAAGACTCCTACTTCTATCAAGACTTCTCCTACAGTGTTAGAACCCCTGTTGCTATCTCTGATTGGAGAGACATCCTTACTACTAACGTCCACCCCGCTGGATTCAAGGTATTTGGAGAACTTGGATTGATTGAATCTGGTACGATTGAAAATAAAACCACTGCATTTGAACTTACCAAGTCGGTTAACCTGGCAGAATCTGCAATTGTTCCGAATCTGCAAAACTATACCCTGGTTGAACCCGTCTACACTGATTTTGATAACACTGAGGTTCGTTTCCGTCAAAAGGATCTGACTTCCTCCGAGCAGATTTTGACTTCTACTGTTCAGAAGATCAATGACATCTCTCAACTGTTTGACGGTGAAAGAATTTCATTCCCTCTGACTGTACAGAACTTGGATGATGAAGGTAACACTGTTACTGAACCCGTTATCGCTAACGCTAACCAGTTGATTATCACTCTCAATGGTATCGTTCAGTCTCCTGGAGAAGCATTTGAGGTTCAAGGATCCGATATCGTCTTTAGTGATCCCCCGCAACCACCTGCAAATGTTCAGTATGCAACGGTAACTCTTCAGTTCAGAGATATCAAGAGAATGCAACTTAGCAATATCTCGGGTATCTTCCCTCTGATTGGCGGTAGAATTAGAGGTATTGTTTCCGATGTCAACGCTACTGTTGTTGCTGTAGGAACAACAACCATTGACTTCTACTACGACAATAATACTGATGCATTCCAACTTACTGAGACAATCTTTAGTAGTGCAACTGGTTTCCAAGCGACTCTTGATAGCATCACCGATGTTAACAGACAAAATCTGTTCAACTTCAAGGAAGACATTCAAAACCTTAGAGGAGATCAGGCAACTGTTGAGCAGGTAAACTTGGAAGGTAACAATGGTCAACCTATTGCCAACATTCCTGGTGGCATGAGTGCAACTCAAGGTGCATTTGACGTTGATAATGTTGCTGACGTTGAACTGAATAAGACTTATCAGGTTGATTCTGAAAGAATGGTTGTCACTGATATTAGTGGCAATACTTTGACAGTTCAGCGTGCTGCTGATGGAACTACTGCTGTTGGTCACCAAACCAATAGCGTTCTCTACGGCACTGAGATTGAAGTTGGAAACACTCTGGTTCTCAGTAAAACTGCTGGTACTTATCAATCTACTCCTGGTCTCTTTGATATTGTTATTGGGGACATCATTATCGGTCAACAAAGTGGAATCGTTGCTACTGTTACTGGTATTCAGTCCTATAGAGATCCTGTTACCAACCAGGCGAATAACCAAGTTATCATCTCCGAAGGTTCTTCGTTCTTTGGTCTGGTATTCAACAGAATCACCAGTATTGACTTCCAGAACGTTGTTCTTGACAACATTTCACAAACTCAACTGCAAGTTGGTGATCTCAACGACACTACTATTGAATTTAGTGGCAGGTTCCCCAATTCGGAACAGGTTACCAACCTTATTCTTGAGTACGACAGCGCAAGTGGTGCTCTTGAAGTTGATGAGCAAATTAGAAACAATATTATCAACTACTCCTCTTTGGTTGGCGATCTTACTGATGGAGAAACTGTAAGAGTTTATAAACTCGCTTACGAAAACCCTGCAATTGCTGCTGATGGTTTGATTCTGTCTGGAGACATTATTCGTACTGAAAATGCTACTGCTCAAGTCATCGGTACTAACTACGCTCGTGGTTATCTGTATCTGGGTAAGGTTGCTCGTCGTGCTACTGATCTTCATGTCCCTGTCGCTGGAAATGGTGCTATCGCATCCACTCTGCAGAAAAAGTTTGGTAACGCATCTCTCTATTTGAATGGAACTGCATATGTAACCATTCCTAGCAATGCTGAGTTTGCATTTGGATCTAACAATTTTGCAATTGAATCGTGGATCTATGCTAACTCTGCATCTTTGACTGGTACTGCTACCCTGTTTGACTTCCGCGAAGCAGCAACTGAAGTTGCAATCCGAGTCTATCTTGAGAATGGTCAACTGCGATACAACGTTAATGGATCCGATCTTGCCAATTCTGGTGCAACAGTCGTTGCTCAGGATACCTGGACTAGCATTGCAGTAACTAGAAACAACAACACTGTCAGACTCTTTATTGATGGTGCTCAAGTTGGTTCCGCAAGTGATTCTCAAACGCACGTCACCAAACCCATTAAGATTGGTGCTGACTGGCAGAATAGCAATGCCTTCACTGGTTATATGGACGAAGTTCGTATCTCCAGTGATGAGCGTTACACTGCAGCATACACTCCTGCAACTGGTATGTTCCAAGGTGATGCAGAAACACTATTACTTCTCCACTTTGATGGAGAGAACCTTTCTACTGACTTCCAAGATTGGTCTGGTGTACCTACTTGGAATGAGGGTGACGAGTTCATTAACGGTGAAATTGGATTTAGATTCTACGATGCTTCTAATGAAATTCTGACCAACCGCTCTTTGATTGCGAACGAAGCAGTCTATCAAATGGATCGTCAGTATCCTTATCTGCATATTCCTCTCGGTGATGAAAACATTGCAATCACTTATGGTGGCAATTTCTATGATGCAATCATTGATAATCTTGATTTCATTGCTGAGGAAGCACAGGAAAGAGCAGGTGATCCTCAAGCTTCTGTTGCTGAGATTAAGAATGTTATCCGTAACGTTGGATACAACCTTAAGTTTGGCGAAAATAGCAAGGTCTGGGATGTTGCAGAACTCTTTGGGATTGGCACTTTGACCAATGCTACCGTTGCTGCTCTAAATGAAGCGAGAGATATTACTCAAGATGTAATTAACAATACTACGGTAACCGTTAGCGGTACTCATGGTTTGACTCAAGTTAGCACGGTAGATGTTCCATTCTTGTTTGGTGGTTATACCGATGCAGTGAACAGAATCACCGCTTTGGTTAAGATTGTAACCGATACAATTCAAGATCCTAGTGGTGCCAATACCGTTACTTATTCTAGTTCTGTTTCTGCAGTAGAAAGAGTAAGTCCTGGTTATGCCAAGTGTCTTAGAGATGCTGGTTACTGGATTGATGCCATCGCCAAAGACCTTAGAAATACTGGCAACAGTTCTTCCTGGGATACTGCAGCATATTATGTTGATCGTAGCGATGTAAACAACGTTACTATCAATCACCTGATTGGTGAGGAAGCAGAGACCGTCTGGGCAATTGATAAAGTACGCGACTTCGCCATTGAGGTTATGCGCGGTAACCTGATCAATATTACTGGTCCTCATGGATTTACCCAAGTTGTAGATGAAACTATTACTCGCGACCCTGCAGGAACTCCTTACTGTGTTGACGTTGCAAGCGCCATCACCACTTATGCCGACATCATTTCGGATACTATTGAACAGGCAAATCTCCCAACTCCCGTTGACCACCTCGGTACTGTAACCAGAACCGCTCCATCCTCTTTGTATGGCGCTGGTGTTGTTGACTCGGTTCTCGTCAGTGAGTTTACTTGTGATGAAGAATTCCCTGATGATGACCTGTTTGTTGCCACTCAAATTTGGCCAGACACTCAAAATAGATTCAAAGATGCTGCAACTCTGATCCGTGCTAACGCTGGTATTATTGTTGATGAAGCAGCAGGCGACATGCTCGCTCTCTATCCTTTCCTCAACCAGGATATGCCTAGAAACGCTGGCGGCGCTTCTACTCTTGGCACCTTGCGTTGTAAGACTGACTTGACTTTGATCCTTGATACCATTGCCTCCGACATTGAGCATGGTGGAACTGGTAACGTTGTTACTGGATTTAAGTTCTACATCGGTCCTGACGGTGAAATTCAGCACATCCGCTTACAACTTCTGCAGTCTCTCTATGCACATGAACGCCTTGCATACTATGCAAAAGCAGCAATTGATGGTACTCTGGTCACTCAATATTCGGATCGTGTTGTAATTCCTCCTGCAGGTATCACCAATGATCCTGGTGGATGTCAGAATGTCAAAGATGCTATTGACAGCTTGGTTGATCTTATCAATGAGAGTCTTGCTCCTACTGGAGATAGATTCCGTGATGCTGGAAACTTGCTCATCTTTAACAAGGACTATATTGCTGAAGAAGCAGTTGGTTTGATGCAGGAAGAGTTTAGTTATGTGAATGCTGGTGGTATTACAATCAAGACCTTCAACTATGTTGGTGGTGATATTGATGGTAAGGCAAAGTGTGTCAGAGACATGACTGAAATTATCAAGTCTCTTATCTCAGACCTTCTGGTTGGTGGCAACTACAGCACTGTTGAAGCTGCCAAATTGTATCTCAGCCCAGCCAATCAAGTTAAATTTGTTGAGGATCAAATTGCTCCTACTGTAGAGGCAATTAAGAACGTTGGATTCCTCGCTAAGAAGGCGATCAACAACCTACTTCAAAATCTTGGAGATGGCCAGAATGGTCCCGAATACTACGTTCCAAGATTTACCCTGAGAAATGCATATACTGATGACACTATCACTGATAGTGGAGATGATGGTGATGTTGGCAATTATGGCACTAGGGATTGTGTCAATGTAAGAGAAGCAATTGATACTCTCATTGAGACTCTTATTGAGACTCTTGCTCCTGGTGGTATTCAGGCTCGTTCTGCCGATCAGCAAATCAGATTTGGTAGAGAATATCTGGATTCTGAACTGAAGCAAATCGTAATCGGTGACTGGGGTGATGTGTGGAAGGATCCTGCTCTAACTTGGAGTTCGGGTACTAACTATGAACTTGGTGCATATATTCAATATAATGGCAATGTTTATGTTGCCGAAAGTGCCCTGGGTCCCGCACTGCCTGGTCCAGGTGGAACTATTGTCTACAAGGCAGGTAGCGAACCTCCTGTTCACACCTCGGGTATTGTTGATGATGCAACTGTTCTTGAAGCAGATCCTATTGAAAACCGAAATCTAATTACTTCTGATGACGTTGATCCTGTTGGCATCAATTGGGAGTTTGTTGAATTCCAGAAGGATTACTTCCTGGATCAAGTAATTGCTGACGCTCTGTATGATAGCATCACTACTCCTGATATAGTTTCTGCTCCATATCAAGTTGAAAATGCAACTTACGATCCTGCAACTGGCGATTTTGTTATCACGATCAAAGATCACGGTCTGACTCCTGGTAGTGATACTATTAGACTCTCCGACAATTCGTTCACATTCACCTGTTCTTCGGATAATTACAACACTTACCTGACCCATCCTCGTCCCCACGACCCTGCATATAGACAAGATCTTGCGATCACTTCGGCCACTACCGATACTATTACTGTTAACGTTGGTGCATCTCCCTTTGTCTACTACACTCCTACAAATGCAACTTACGATGGAACTACTGGTGAATTTGTAATTACAATTGGTGCCCACGACATCACTGAGGGAACTGGTATTCAACTTGCCGATAACTCGTTCACCTTCACTTGCGCTCAGGATAGCAACGCAACACAGCACACCTATCCTCGTCCTGGAAGCGATCCTTTCGCTGGAACTAATATTATTGTTACCGAAGTTGGTTATACCAATTACGATGTTGAGAACGCCACTTATGATCCCACCACTGGAATATCGGTGTTGACTGTTATCGGTCACCCGTTCGGTTCTGGTGATAAGATTCGTCTTCTGGATGAGAGTCTGGTATTCACTTGTAGTTTGGATAATAATGAAACCGAACATGCATACCCCAGACCTTCCGATCCTGCAAGTCAGCAATGGTTGACTGTTAGCAATGTCAATGGCGATCAGTTTGAAATTAACGTTGGCACTTCTACCGATACTTCTACTCACCAATTTGTTTATGCTCTCACTAATGCTTTGCAGCATCAAGATGGCACCATTACAATGAATGTTGGTGGATATGATAATGCGACTGCACATACTTTTGTAAGTGCTTCTGCTAATGCCGTTATTACTGGTGGTGCATACACCCATCGCTTCATCTCTGCAACTGCAACTGCTGTTCAGGGACCTGTTCGCCAGAATGGATTTAGCAACGTTGCTGCTATTGACAGTCTGCGTTTGCTGCCTTCTCCAGTAACAGGAGAACTTGCCAATGTTAATATCTTCCCATCTCCCGAAAGGGAGCAGTTCGGTGCTGGTGGATGGACTATCACTGGTGGTACTATTACTGCCGATGCGACTACGGGTCCTGATGGTACTCTGACCGCAGACAAGTATATTCCTGGTAACAATACTTCTTTCAAAGTTGTGGAAAGAACTTACACGCTTCCTTCCTATGACACCTTTGATGATAGCACTATCACCTTTGATGATACCAATAATACCTTTGACGAGGGCGACTCCAATTCCTTCCAAGAGTACACTTGGTCTTGTTTTGTTAAGCAAGGTGAATATTACAAGTTCCGTCACAGCATTGCCTGGAGTGCTAACGATAAGGCAGAATTCACTTGGGACGCTGTAACTGGTGCTGTTGGTCCTTCGCTGTTTATCTCTGGTAACGTTGTTGTTGGTGATGGACTCACCTCTAGCAGCACCTTTGCCGAGTCTGAAGCTAAGAAGGGTATCTCCTGGGGTGTCAAACCCTATGGTTTCGGTTGGTTCCGTCCTTTCATCACAATTCGCGTTCCCTTCGGTATCTCACAACTTGAGATCAAAGAATACATGCTGAATAACACTGGTACTCTTTCGGGTACTGGTTCTGAAGGTAATGGCACCAACGGTTCTTACATCTGGGGTGCCGAACTCAATAAGGGCGGACTTGGAATTTACACTGCCAACAGCGGCGAGAAATTCTATGTTTCCGATGAATATAATATTAAGAAGTTTATTATTGATAGAGCTGAGGACTTCATTGAGGCACAACTCAATGGCACTCATGTCAATCCTGCTCCTGAGTCTGGCGCGGTTCCTTACTATGATCCGCAACTGAATGATCGTTATGATGTTGCTGAGGTTATGCTCAGACTCACTAATACATTTGATCTGTATAGAGAGCAACTAAAAGATACCAACTATTATGTTGATCTTGATACTGTAGTTGGTATTACAATTCCCGCTCAGACTTATGTTGCTGGCGGATCTAGAAATATTCCTGTTCCTATCAGTAAGGAACTGGTAGGATCCGACTTCTTCTACGGTCTGTCTTCGGATTCCTATGGTGAGGTTGAAAAGATTACCTTTAGTGAGGCAACTATTGCTAAGATCTATCAGAGATTTAAGTTTGATCCAGATCAAGTCGTTCTCGGCACTGCATCTAATGACTTCAAACTTGGTGAGTCTATTCAGACTACTGGAAATGCAGCGAATACTGGAACCATCTACGGATTCCATGAGGATGAAAACTTCCGTTATATGGATGTTATCATTACCGCTGGTAGTTTTGCAATTAACGATTCTATCACGGGCGCTCTTAACGGCACCCTAATCCAAGGTGGCATCAACTTGGTGGGTTCCTTCACAAACCTCACTAACGCTGGTGCTGATCCCAACAGAGTCCAAGGTTCCTATACTGTCACGGCAACTGGTGGAACTGGCAACCCTCAAGCGACGTTTGATGTATCGGTTGATGATACTGGTGCAGCAAACGTAACTATCGCTACGGGTGGTGCTGGATATACCATCGGTGACGTTCTTACCCTGCAAGATGTAAACCTGGGCAATGGTGGTGGTGCTAACATCACTCTGGAAGTCCAGACTCTCACCAATGCAGGCATTCAGGAGATCACTAACAGACTGCAAGTCATTGACCTCCAGAATACAGTTGGATTTACTAGTGGGTATTCCTTCAAAGGATATACTTCTGGGGAAACTGCAATCACCTCTAACTTCATTGAGAACTCTGGTGCAGTTACAAATAACCTTGGCGGTAAACTAACCATTGATACCGAAAGCATCAGTGGATCTTTTGAAACTACTTCTGTCATCTATCCGTTCCAGACTAGAGTCTTCCTGGATATGATTACGCACCCGTTGATCCCAGTATCTCTGGATGTTGGTGACAAGGTTGTTGCAACTGGATATACTCGCTTGGGTGTCTCTATAGGATCTCAATATGCCGATCAAGACTTTGCTGTTGGGCAATTTGTTTACCAGGCAAACAATAATCTCTCTCAGATTTTTGAAGGTGCATACGGTTATGTGACTGGATGGGATAGTGATAATAACTACCTGTACGTCTCTCCGATTGGCAATTCTGTATTCCAGAACGGTCAGTTCATTGCACAGTATCCTATCGGCAACACGTCTCAACCCACCATCTACGCTACGGTATCCACTACAATTACTAGCAATACCACTGCGTACGGTACGGTCACCCGTATTGATGCTCTGGGTCTTTCTAAGAGAGTTTACTTGGGTGATGTTGTTGGCACCTTTACGGGCAATGACACTGTTATTTCTGACGCTGGATTCAAGGCAGCATCTTATGAAAAGGTAGATGTTGTTGGTAGAACTAATCGCTGGTTCGTTGGTTTTGATGGAGTACAAACTTCCTTCAAACTTACCGAACAAAACGGTACGCCATACTTCCCCGATCCTGAAGGTCATATGATGATCTTTGTTAATGGTATTCTGCAACCTCCTGGCGCAGGCGGTTCCTATAGTGCCTTCTCGGATGTTATCCAGTTCAACGAAGCACCTACGCTTGGTTCTTCCTTCACTGGTTTCTATCTTGGTAAGATGCGTCAGTTGGATGATATCAGCTTTGAGTTTGACTCCTTGCGTTCGTCCTTCAACCTCAAGCGTTCTGGTACATTCTACTCGCTCGCGCTCACGGAAGGTGTTCAGTCTACCGAGTCCATCATCGCAGATAATAACATCATTATCTCGCTCAATGGTGTTATTCAGGAACCTGGAATTGGTTTTGAACTGGTTGGTTCTCGTGTCGTCTTCAAGGAAGTTCCTCGTGTTGGATCAACGTTCGTTGGTTTCGCATACATCGGTTCTGACGCTGACGTTACGAGATCGGTTGTCGTACCCCCGATTGAGGCAGGAGACCTCCTTGACATCCAAGGTGAGACGGTAGACAGAGAAGTCGCTGTTATTGAATCTGCAAATACTCTGGTTACATTTGAATACATCGGTTCCGTATTTGGACGCGATGCTGAAGCAACTGCAAACCTGCTGAAAGGTAGAGTTGACTCGGTACAGGTCACCAATCCTGGTTCTGGATACACTGGTCGCCCGATTGTTCGTGTTGACTCTTCCTCGGGTCTTGATGCTAACGTCAAGGCGCTGGTTGGCGTCTCGCGTGTAGATACCACCAACTCTGGTAGTGGTTATGCTTACCCCGAAATTGATGTTCTTACGGTCGTTGCTGATGATTATACCCCACCAAATCTCGCAGATTATGGTCAGGAAGCTCTGTACACCGTAGAGGTTGTTGATGAGGATCTGATTAGTGTAACGCCTGAGAATCTGGATGACTTCAACAGTGGAGACATTCTTGGTCAGGGCACTTCAGATCCAACTGAGACTCCCACAGAACTCGCAGACTTCTCCACGAATGGAACTTACAATGTCGCTAACATCTGGACGAGTGGTTCCTAAATATTAGAAAGGTATACAGTAAAGATGCCACAGTCAAATACAACAGCAGTATTGGAAGATGGGGTGCTGACGGTTACTACCGATCAGCGTCCCGAACCAGCTCTTTTTGGAGATCCGTTGGGTTCTGGGAATTTTCCCAATAATCCAAATACGGTATCTGCTCAGGAGGGAGAGTTCGTATTTACTCTGAGGGGAGGAACTAATACTTCTAATCCTCAGGCAACAACTCTCGGTGCTCAGGGTATTGCTCTAAATGGAGTTGTATTATTCAATCCTTCCGCTGGTCCTGGTCCTCTGCCAGGTCGGACTGTTGCACCTGCAAATGGATTCAATTGGAATGCAGTTTTTAATGAGTCTGTTTACGGTGTAGATGCATGTGGTGGACACGCTGAGCAAAATGGTGAATATCATTATCACTCTGGTTCCTTTTTGGTAAACTGCTGGGGCAATTCTTTGATCCAGTCAAATGAATATTTTAGTTCCTCTAATTTTGAGGGGAACTACTTTAGACATCCTGACGGACACTCAAAAATTATAGGATTCTGTTTTGATGGATACCCCATCTATGGTCCATTTGGATATAGTGCGGGTGAAGATAATACTAGTGGAACCAAACGTGTTAGATCCTCATATAGACTACTTACAAGTCCTCGTGATGGCAGAACTTTCAGCTACAGTCAATATGCTGCTGGCAGTTTTGTGCAAGACTATGAATATGTGAACGGTCTTGGTGACCTGGATGAATATAATGGTAGATATTGTGTGACCCCAGAGTATCCTGACGGCACATTTGCATACTTCATCACTCTTGACGAGGAAAACGAACCAGTATACCCATATATTTTTGGTCCACAAACGAAACAACAACGTCAATGGCCTCCCGAAGATTATGAGGGTGATGATCACAGTGGTCCTGTTGGTCCTCTTAGTGCTGAAGACATTCTGAGAATCACTAAGCAGTGGAGTCAAGCGTCATTTAATTATGACTCTGTTGTAAGTATGCCTGCGACTCCGCCGCCTGGATCTCCTGCACTTCCATCTAGACTTCCCGTCACTATCCTACTTCATGGATCTGGTGGCAATGGAAATGGATTGATTAGTGTGTGGAGAGACAGACTTCCTGGTGATATATTGGTCGCACCAACTGGATATCTTAACAAATGGAATATCATTGATGAAAGTAAAGCACCAGATATTGAGTATCTGACCCAATTGATAAGAAATCTCAGACAGTATAGTAACGTTGCTCCAGATAAATTTAGAATACTTGGTATTTCTAATGGTGGCGCTCTGGCACTGAGAGCATTGTTAGAACTTCCTGATGCTGGATTGGAAACAGTTGTCTGTGTTGTGTCAAGTCTCCATAATCAACAGTATAGAGACGGTGCATTTTACCGACCAAGTGATCATGAAAATACGGGATCTGCCAATGAAAATTCAGGTTATACCGTAGAATTTACTCCTCCTACTGGTAGAAAGTGTTTGTTAGTACAAAATACTAACGATTCTGTTATTCCTTATGCTGGAGGTAGTAGTGCTGGTGTTCCAAATACCGTATTTTATGCCGCTCAGTTCTCTGCCTGGGCACTAGCAAAATCTCAGGGATACACTGGGAATCAACTAGGAGAATTGCAGGGAGAGTACATGGATGATTATTCAAACGTGTATCTCTACAAATATCTTGCTAATGCTGTTGTTCATGCTAGAAGTGATGCTGGACATGATACCAACGAAGGTCTGAACGTTTTGATACGTCAGTACATTGAGAGTGGTGGTCTCAGCGCAGGTTGATTTTAACTCTAATAAATAACTAAAAACCTTGGTCTAATGGCAAAAGAAATTCTGCAACTAGGTAATGCTGCCAACGACGGAACGGGTGACTCCCTCCGAGCGGGTGGCACCAAAGTCAATGCAAACTTCACCGAGTTGTATGATGCCCTCGGCGGAACTGCTGGCGCTCAAAATATTCTAGTTAGTACCGCATCCCCAAATGTAGGCGATGCACTGACCTGGAATGGAAGTGCTTTCACTCCTGCCAGACCAACAAATAAAAACCTCTTAGAGGAAAACCTCAACGTTAACGGATTTAACATTGTTTCCTCTAATAATGGTAATATTCTTCTTCAGTCTGATGGTACTGGAGACATCATTTTTAGAAATGGATCTAACGGCACCGATACAATCATTGATGGTGCTGACGGATTCTTCAAGTGGAATGCACCATATACGAGTGCATCCGATCTTCCAGTATTCAGCACTTACGTTGGCATGTTTGCCTATGTTGCTGATGTAAGTAAAGCATACTACTCAAACGGAACTGCCTGGGTCAACCTGATTGACACCGAAACTGGCAGAATCCAAGATCTTTCAAACGTTCAAGATACGAATTACACTGACGGTCAAGTTCCTACCTGGAATGCTGTCAACGGTCGCTTTGAACCTGGCACTGGTGGTGGTGCTGGTGGTGGTAATATCTTCGCTACCTTCAATGCTGACACAGGTTCTACCACCGCTCTGGGCGCTACTGACACGCTGACTGTTACTGGTGGAACTGACATCTCAACCACGATTAGTGGAGATACCCTTACCATTGCCTACACTGGTGGTGGAGGATTTTCATTTACTGGAACTCCTGCTGAGGGTGATACTCTTTATTATGATGGGAACAACTGGGTTCCCGTTAGTTCGCCTGCGATGAAATGGACTCTTGGTACAGATGGAACTAACTCTCACTATACTTTCAGTGGTCCTGGTTTCAGTGGTGCTATCAATGATCCTCCTCTGTATCTGCATAGGGGTCATACTTACATCTTTAATAATTCTGCACTATACACCGTCCACCCATTTGAAATTCGTCAGTCTTCTGGTGGTTCTGCCTATACCGCTGGTGTCACGAATGATGGGGCAGGAAGAACTACTTTCGTAGTTCCCATGGATGCACCTGCTACTCTTTATTATCAATGCACTGTTCATGGTGCAATGGGCAATCAGATCGTAATCGTATCGTAATAATAAATGGCAAGGACAGTACCTGGAAGCGGAGCAGTAATCAAACCCCTGTTCAATAAGGAGTTTGGTGTATCTAGTGTTGTCGTTTTGGAGAATGGATCTGGATACGATCCTGCAGATCCTCCTCAACTAGAGGTAGACAACTGCGGCACACCCGAAATACCTGCACTCTTATACCCAATCATTGAGAGTGGTAAGATTACTCACGTCAGAGTCTTGGTCTCTGGTAAGGGATATGACCCCTTAAGAATCAACATTACGGCAAATCAGGATGACAATAAAGTCATCAATACTTTTGATGTAAGATCTATTCTTACTAGTGTATCAGTTTCCATTACAACGGGTGCATTTGATGGGGATCGCTTGATCCTGAGAACTAACAATATTCCCGACCCTGCTATAACTGGTTCATTTCCCAGTGCATTTAACAATAACAACATTTATGCCTCAAATTACAATCATGTGATTGTATATCGTGGTGGTAAAGATATTCCCAAATTAAATAATGATGAGCGTAGGTCAGAACAAGTTGGTATCTTAGCCAATGGTTCTCCTCTGTTTTCACCTGATGCTGGCACTGATGGGGTTCCTCCAGTTGGATTCCATTACAATGCTGTAAAAACTAATTTTTATGATCATGATGCCTATCATGGGTATCCAACTAATGAAAATCTTTATGTGTTTCAAGATTCTGAGATAATTGATTCTTTTTCTCAGGGTCTTTTTAATATTAAATCTTATTTCTCAACTTCCAATTTTAGTGGAGATAAGTCTCGTCATACTAATGGTCACAGTAAAGTCCTTGGAATATCTTATGATGGATATCCAATCTACGGTCCTTATGGTTACACATCTCCTCTTGATGACCAGTCTGCGGTAAAGAGAATTGAGACTGGATATCGGTTAAGAACTGGTGTTGAGATTGATGGTAATCGTGCCACGATCAATACACCAGCAGCCGCAACCTACACAATTACTGTGCAGGAAGTAGATGGAGTCAACAAATATATTGTTAATGGTGGTTCATTTACAAACGCAGTTGCTCCTGTACTTCTGCTGAATCGTGGAGACACGATCACATTCAATCAAGATGATGCTTCCAATCAACAGCATCCTATCTTACTCAGCGATGTAATCGGAGATAGTGCTGGACAGGCGTGGCACGCTACTGGCAGAACTCCACAGGACAGAGACGATCTATATGAAAGAGGAGTAACATATTTCCTAAATGGAAGTGCAGTATCATATGCAGATTACATTTCTGGATTTGGAGCAGCAACTACTCGTTCTCTGCAAATTGTAATTCCTGATTATTCACCTGCAAACTTTAGTTATTTTTGCTACTATCACCCGTTAATGGGAAATAAGTCCAACAACCTTGGACACACTGCAGGAACTTTCATTGAAGATTATATCTATGATTCCAATGTTGGCGATCTTGACGAATATAACGGTAGGTATTGTGTAACTCCAGAGTATCCCAATGGAACTTACGCATACTTCCTAACTACAGATGCATCTGGAGATCCAGAATATCCGTATTGTATCGGAGAATATTATTATAGTTCGGTAGTTAGATATGGTGAACAACCACCTGCAGCAAATCTTGAGGTCCCTCAAGGTGCTAGAGCAGAAGTAATTCTTAGCGAATCCAATCCTGGAGAGGTTGAGTACGTTAAGATGATTGCTGGTGGTGATGGATATTTTGGAACTGCCCGAGCAGATATTCTCGGTGGTGAAGGATCTGGTGCAACAGCAGTCCCAGTAACTCAGTCAATCAGTGGTTTGTCCCTGGTTTCCCCTGGTAGATCTTACATCACTCCACCTACACTATTCTTCCAAGGTGGTGGTGGACAAGGTGCTGAAGGTGTTGCTAACATTGACACTTCAGGCATTCTTACCGACATTTCCATTGCAAATCCTGGTAGATTCTATCAGGAACCACCATATATTTTGATCACTGGTGGCGGTGGTGTTGGCGCAAAGGCAACGGCTAGAATTTCTCAAGGCGAAGTTGTCGGTATTGATGTTACTGATCCTGGTAGAGGATACACTTCTCCACCAAATATCATCTTCACAAAACTGGTAAACGTAAAGAGAAAAGTTAGGAATCGTCAGTCATTTAATTCGGCATCTTTTTACATCACTGCACTTGAGAAGTCTCTCAACACCAGTGATGATGAAGTAATTGTACAATCAACTGATGCATTCCCTGGTTCTGGTACGTTTATTCTGGGAAAAGAGATTATTGAATACACCAGTAAGAACGCGAAAAAGTTCTTAGGGTGTACTCGTGGAACTAACTTTAGATATGACCAGCGCGTTATTGTTGATGGCATCCAGAACGTTAATGGCGTGTCTACTTACGAATTCAATGTAGGAGACAGACTTGTTCGTAGAATTGAAAATGCATCCAACAAAATTGCAAAAGTATATGATTGGAATCCCAATACTAGAGAACTGTTTGTAATCTTTGAGATTGATGAACTTGCTTTCATTGATGCTGGTATTCCCTCTACTTCAGATAGAACGGTCGCATTTGACGCTGGAACTCAATCATCTTCAAACGCACTTCAATTGCCACATGTTATTATTGATTCTATCGGTAATGACATTGTAGTTTATCAGTTGACTCTAACCGACAAAGCATTTGAAGATGATGATGAGTTGGATGGCGCTGGTGATGGAATTCCAGATGTTGTAAATACTGGAACTGATTTTGAAAATCAGATCAATCTTGATGGTGGAATTCCTTCATCCAAATATGGTATTGAAGAGACTCAAGGTGGACAAAATACTACTCTGTTCTCTATCGGTGATCAGGTCAAGGATGCATCCATTCCATTTAAGTTTGCAACTATTGAATCTGCAGGTGCTTTGGGTGATGGCGTTGAACATACTTCCAGACTCAAATTGAAGTTTTTGAGTACGGATAACAACGCAACTAATTTTGTTGTTGGCGAGACTGTAACTGGTCAAAACTCTGGTATTCAGGCAACAGTTGAATCCTGGGATCTAGCAAATAAAACTCTGACTGTAATTAACCCACAACCATACTTTACAAATAACGTCAACCTCGGTATAAATGGATATTTTTATGAGTTCTCTGAGAAATCCACAGTAGTACAGATTCGTGTAGTTGATCCTGGTCTTGACTATACTGGTATTCCAACAATTACTGTTGAGAATAGTGGGGAACTTCAGGCGACTGGTACAGTTACGATGACTGGAGATGGTGACCAAGTTTCATCTATCACCGTAACTAGTGGTGGATATGGATATGAAAAGACCATCACTGCTGGTACTCTTCACCCGACCGTCACCTTTACAAATGCTAATGGAGACACTACTGGTAATGGTGCAGTTGCTGAAGTCATTCTTGGGGGTGAAAAAGTCAGTGGTGCAGGTGGAGCATCGTGGAGAATTCAAAGTATTGAGTATGACACTTTGATCCGCGACGAATAAAGTTTCAAAAGTACGATAAATAACAAAGAGGAACTACCTTAGGCAATGGCAGCACTACTTACTGACCAGTTCAGGATCTTTACGGCACAGAAATTCATCAAATCTCTAGAGGGTCCAAACCCTTTGGATAGTGATGTGGTTGCTGGCGACGATAGAGATCGTCTGTATATCTTTATTGGTCGCCCCCAGGAATGGGACAACGAAAACTCTCCGCCGCAAGCGGTTGACTCGTTTGACGAGTTCTCTGATGCTTACGATGACATGATGTCTCTGAAGCGTGTTCTTGCTGCCGACACGATTCAGGTCGTCCGTCGTATTGACTGGATTCCCCCCGAACAAACCACTGGTGGTTTGGGTTTCACTTATGACATGTATCGTCATGACTATTCTCCCACGAATACGGCGTCTTCTGGTGCGACTAAACTCTACGATTCAGATTTCTACGTCGTCAATTCAAACTATCAAGTATACAAGTGCATCTATAACGGCACTTCTCCTGCTGACCCTAACGGTAAGCCTTCTACTATTGAACCCACTGGTACTTCTACATCCATTATTACCACTTCCGATGGTTATAGGTGGAAGTATATGTATACTATTCCTGTTGCACAGGTTCTGAAGTTCTTCTCTGCTGACTACATGCCCGTATTCAGTGATGCTTCGGTATCTTCTAACGCTGTTGCTGGTGAGATTGATAGTGTAGTTATTACTTCCTCGGGTTCTGGTTATAATAATGGTACATATGATAACGTTGCAATCAATGGCGACGGTGCTGGTGGTCGCGTATCTATTGTCGTTGACGGTGGTCGTGTTATCTCCGCAACGGTGACCTCTGGTGGTACTGGATACTCCTTCGGTAAAGTTACCGTTGATGCTGTATCTGGTATCGGTACTGGTGCAGGTGGACAAATTGATGTCATCATTCCTCCTCCTGGTGGTCATGGCAAAGATCCCGTTGTAGAAATGGGTGCATATCGTGTCATGATTAACGCCAAACTTTCCTACGATGAAGGTGCTGGCGACTTCCCGATTGATAACGACTATCGTCGTATTGGTCTGGTAACTAACCCGCTCAAGTTTGGTACTTCCGAACTTCTTTCAGATTTGACCCTATCTGCCTCTAAGGCAGTTATTTTCCCAACAACTTTCCAAGGTAACTTTATCCCTGACGAGACTATCACCCAAACTCGTATTATCGGTGGTCAGTCCGTTACCGCAACTGGTAAAGTTGTTTCATGGAATCCGACAACTAAGGTTCTGAAATATTATCAAAACCGTGTTGACGGTATCTTCCCTGCTGTTACTGGTTCTTTGAATGAATTTGATGGTTCAAATGCCATTCAGGGTGCTTCCTCTGGTGCATCTGGTGACCCAGATGTAAACTTCCCTGCAGTTCCCAATACTTCTTCCAGAACGATCAATAACACTGAGTATGATCTGGGTATGAAGTTTACTGCTGGGTATGCCAAATCCGAGATTGAATCTAATAGTGGCAATGTTATCTACATAGATAATAGAAGGACCATTAGTCGTGCAAACGACCAGATTGAAGACATTAAGATCGTTATTGAATTCTAATTTTTAGTACCAAAGATGCCGCAGAATACTAACCTTAACGTCACGCCGTATTACGACGATTTTGACAAGGATAAGAACTTTTATAAAGTGCTGTTCAGACCTGGATTCCCGATCCAGGCTCGTGAACTCACGACCATGCAATCAATCATGCAAAATCAGATTGAGAGCATGGGTACGCACTTCTTCAAGGAAGGTGCGATGGTCATCCCTGGTCAGATTGGTTATGACTTGAACGTCAATGCCATTCTGCTGCAGCAAAACTTCCTGGGTGCTGATGTTGAACTTTATAGGAAACAGTTAGACGGTAAGATCATTACTGGTGTTACCACAGGTATTAAGGCAAAGGTACTTTATTCTATCTCTTCAGCTAGTAGTGAACGCGGCTATATCACTCTGTATGTGAAGTACATTGATAGTGCTGATGCTACTTCCGAAGAGACTACAAAGAGTTTTAAGGACAACGAACAGTTGTTTGCTGATGGTGACATCACTTTTGGTACTACCTTGATTGAGGAAGGTTCTCCCTTCGCTCAAATGCTTCCCTCAAATGCTACGGCAATTGCATCTTCTGCCTACATCAATGAGGGCGTATATTTTATTCGTGGATATTTTGTTGACGTTCCTTCATCGTATATCATCCTTGATCAATATAGCAATACTCCATCCTACAGAGTTGGTCTAGAGGTTAGTGAATCTATTATTACTTCGGAAGACGATCCTTCTCTTAACGATAACGCTGCTGGTACTAGTAACTATTCGGCTCCTGGCGGACACCGATTTAGGATCAGAACGACTCTGGTAAAGAAGGCAGTTGACGATACTTCAGATAAAAACTTTATTGAACTTCTTCGTATTGTCAACTCTAAGGTTCAGCAGTTTGTTGAGAGAACTGAATACTCTGAACTGGAGAAGACGATGGCTCTCCGTACCTACGAAGAGTCTGGCGACTATGCAGTTGATAGTTTTGATATCAACTTTAGAGAGCACCTGAATGATGGATTTAATGATGGTGTTTATGATCCTGGCGAAGTTTCGGAAGATGGTCAAGTAGCATCTGAGGAATATGTTGCATGTGAGATTTCCCCAGGTAAAGCATATGTAAGGGGTTATCGTATTGAGAATATCGCTCCTAAGTACGTTGATATTCCCAAAGCTAGAGATACTCGTTCCATTCAAAATACTATTATTCCTTTTGAACTGGCGCAGTCTTGTCTGGTAACCAACATCTATGGTTGGCCCAATCTTACTGGTCCTAACCTGACTTATAACTATCAGGTTCTGGAACTGCGTGACAGTTTTAACCCTGCACAAAATGGTCAGACTCAAGGCAATATTATCGGTTTCTGCCGTACTGCACAACTCAGTCATGACCTAACCAATGGCGGTATCGTCAATGGTACTTTAGGAAACATGCTCTACTTCTTTGATGTAGACATGTACACTGTGATTAACACGAGTGCAGACGTTTCAGCATCTTTGCAAGTTGGCGATCTCATTGTAGGTGCCACATCTAATGCTAGAGGTTACATTCGTGAAATCAGTGGCACAACTATCAAACTTTTGGGTGTAAAGGGTAGTTTTAGAGACACTGAGCAAATCAATCTTGATGGCGTAGCTCTGACTTCTATCACCGCCGTATTTAATTACGACTTTATTGACACCAGAATGGTTCTTGGTCGCCAAGATCCCACTTCTCTGACCTCTACTATTATCTTTACTGCAGACCTCCTGCTGAATACTGCTGAAGATATTAGTGGTAAGAACTTTAATGTTGATCTGACTTCGGGTTCTCCTGCAGGTGCTGACGCTCTGCTGTCTGGTTTCACTTCAAACTTCGCTGCCGACCTCCGTCCTGGCGATGTTCTGTCAGTTGGTGTTTCTGATCCTACTGGCACCAATACCTTCCGTGTTACTTCTGTAACTCAAGCAGACATCAATACTACTAGTGCAAACCAAAACAGTGGTACAGATATTATCTTTGGCACTCCTTCTGCACAGACTGTAACTCTGGATGCCAGTAAGACTATTGGTACTGTTGCAGATGGTGACTATACTAGAGTAACTCGTCTCCGTCCCAGAGTATTCCTTAAGGACTATCAGAATGGTAACCTTACCATTGACATGCCCAAGGAATCTATCAAGTCTATCAGTGATGAATCTTTCACGGCGTATAGAACTTACAATGCTCAAACTATCATCAATGGTAGCAGAACTGTAACTCTTGGTGAGAACGAGCAGTTTGAAACTTTCAACAATGACAACTATGTCCTGGTTGTTGAAAACCAGGGATCCAGTGGCAACTATACTACTGGTGAAATCATTGACATGGAAGCTGCCGTAAATGGTGGTATCATTGCAGTTACTTTCGGTGCTGACCGTCAGACCATGACGATCACCTCTCCTGGTGGTGCTGGAACTGGTCTCTATGACGTATCTACCATCAAACTGACTGCTGCCTTCTCTAAGAACGTTGTTCAGAGAAAGGTTAAGACTGCTGCTAAGATGCAGGTTTTGGAAGTTACTAAGACCTCTAACAATACCGATGCTCCTTTGTTTGGTCTAGCATACTCCAGACTGTATGGTACTCGTATTGAAGACCAAGAGATTTCATTCGGTCTGAACGACGTTTATAAGGTCCATGCTGTTTACGAATCTAATGATGATCAAGCAGCAAAGATTCCCTTTGTAACTCTGGTTGAGTCCGCATTCTTTGCAAATGGTACTCTCATCACAGGTAAAACTTCTGGTGCTAGAGCAAGAGTAGTTGATTTTATTTCATCCACTCTTAAACTGTATCATGTAACCTTGGATGGAACATTCCTTGCTGGAGAATTAGTTGAAGGTGTTGATAGTAATGGTGATGCAATCAGCGCATTTATTTCTGATGCTGATGGTGCCATTGAAACTGGTTCAACTGATATCACCGAGCAGTACACTCTGAACCCTGGACAAGACTCATATTACTATGATATTTCTCGTCTTGTTCGCGGTGCCACTTTTAGTGCTCCCAGAAGACGAATTAAGGTAGTCTTTGACTATTTTGTTCATGAAGCATCTGGCGATTATTTCAACGCACAATCTTATGTTGGTGTTGGATATAAAGACATTCCTACCTGGAAACCTGACGGTGGTATTATGTTCCTGAGAGACACCCTGGACTTCCGTCCTGGTGTCAAAGAACTTGCCAATGGTTCTGGTACAGTCAATGCTCCATACTATGTCAATTGTACCACTCTTGACTTCCCGTCTCGCGTTTATGATTCTAGCGCAACTATCTTTGATTTGATGGATGTTAACACAACGTTCCGTTGTGACTTTGATTACTATCTTCCTAGAATTGATAAACTGTTCCTCACTCATGACGGTGACTTCCAACTTGTTAAGGGTAAGTCTGATGAAGAACCTCAGGCACCCGACAAAATGGATGCTGCCATGTTCCTGGCAACTATTGAGCACAAACCGTATAATTACGATCCAGAAAGAGATATCGTTTTCCAAGTTGAGAACAACCGTCGTTACACGATGCGTGACATCGGTAACATTGAAGAGCGTCTGACCAATGTTGAGTATTACACTTCCCTGTCTCTGTTGGAATCTGAGGCACAAAATGCTACTACTTACGATGATGATGGTCTGAACAGATTCAAGAATGGATATGTTGTTGACGACTTTACCGACCACAACGTTGGTGACGTTCTGAACGAAGACTATAAGGCATCTCTTGACTTCCAGAATGGTTATCTGAGACCTTCTCACTACACCAACAACGTTGCTCTTGAGTTTGATCCTCTGACTTCTCAAAATGTCCAGTGGTCTGGTCCAGATCCCGAAGACTTTGAAGAAGCACTGATTGTCACTCTTCCATATACTGAGGTTCAGCAGGTTGAACAACCCTATGCATCTCGTCTAGAAAATGTCAACCCCTTCAACGTATTTACGTTCATTGGTCGTTTGGATCTTCTTCCCGCTTCTGATGACTGGATTGACATTAAGCGTCTTCCTGCTCGTGTTGAAAACGTTGAAGGTGACTTCTCTTCTGTAGCTAGAGACCTAAACGTTGATAAGAATGGTTTTGCCCCGATTCAATGGGGTGCCTGGAAAACTAACTGGACTGGTGAAACTCTGACCAGTAGAAGTAACCATCGTTCTAGCACTAACCTTGGTGGTGGTCGCCGTCTGGGTCGTCTTGGTCACGCTGGTCGTCGTCAAGGTCTGTTCTATCTACACCAACGTCGTACTTATCGTGTAGTTAATAACCAGACTCGTCGTGGTGTAAGAACTCGTGTTATTCCGAAGATTGAGCGTAAGTCTCTCGGTGATACCATTCTTTCTCAAACTGCAATCCCCTGGATCCGTTCCAGAAACATCCGTTACACGATTAACCGTGCTAAGCCTAAGACTCGGTTGTATGCATTCTTTGATAAGAAACCCATCACCAACTATTGCACTCCTAAACTGATTGAACTTGTTAAGAACTCTCAGGAAGATGCTAGAACTAACGAGACTCCGTTTGTTCCTGGTGAGATTGTAAAGGGTCTTAGTTCTGACTGCCGTTTGCGTTGTCTGAAACCAAATAGTGTTTATGACACTAACCCATATACCAGTAACAATGAGGCACTTCCTTCGTCTTATTCTTCTCAGACTCCTATTCTAAACAACAACTCTGCACAACTCGCTAACATTAAAAAACCTCAAATTCGTGGAAACATTCAGGTTGGCGAGGTTCTCCTTGGTCTAACCTCTGGTGCTCGTGCTGTTGTTAAGGATCGTCGTCTTATTAGCGATAAGCGTGGATACCTTAGAGGATGTTTCTTCATCCCCAAACCTGTTAAGGATGTCAATCCTCGCTGGAAAACTGGCACTAGACTGTTCCGTTTCACTTCTAGTCCCACTAACTCTACTGTTCCTGGAACTGTTGATTCTTCTGCTGAGAAGGAGTTTACAGCAAAGGGTACACTGCAAACCGTTCGTGAGAACATCCTTGCAGTTAGAAACGCTCAGATCGTTAAGGATACTGTTACTGACCAGCGTACTGTTACCTCTACTAGAACTGAGGTTCGTCAGATTGGTTGGTATGACCCTGTTGCACAATCCTTTATTGTTGACACTGAGGGTGGCGTATTCCTGACTTCCATTGATGTATACTTTGGTAGTAAGGATGCTAATATTCCGATCTCCATGCAGATTCGTGCAATGGAAAATGGATATCCTTCTAAGACTATTCTTCCGTTCTCTGACGTTAGTTTGAATCCAGAACAAGTTGAAATTTCTGAGAACGCTGCAGTTCCTACTACCTTTACCTTCCAAGCTCCTGTTTATATCAAACAGTCCGTTGAATATTGTTTTGTTCTTCTTTCTGACTCCAACGAATATACCATTTGGATTTCCAGAATGGGTGACCTTGAGATCGGTGGAGATAGAACAATCTCCGAACAACCTTATGATGGTGTTCTGTTCAAATCTCAGAACGCATCTACTTGGACTGCCGACCAGTACGAAGATCTTAAGTTTACTATTAGACGTGCATCGTTTGACACTTCGGGCGGTATTGCTAAGTTCTACAACTCTGAACTTGGAATTGGCAACGCTGGTACACACGAACTGGTAACCAACCCAATTCAGACTATTAAACCTAAGCAAGTTCTAACTCTTGCTACTGGCACCAACTACACTCTGTCTGTTGGCGCTCGTATTTATCAGGAAACGACAAATGCCCAAGGTACAATCACCGCTTTCAATGGTACTACTGATCCCGATACTGTAACTATTACCGATGTTACGGGTACTTGGTTGGCAGGTTCTGTTGATGGTAATGGTAACACCATTCAGGGTATTGTATCTTCTGCTGCCACTGCAACCATCTACCTCTCTGCATATTCTAACGGTGAATATGTAGCAGGACAAACTGTTGTCGGTTCAACTAGTGGTGTAACTGCTGAAGTCGTATCTTGGGACAACTCTCCTTCTCCCAAAGTTCTGACCGTTAAATATGTTTCTGGGGATTTTGATCTCTCCAATGACACGATTGATGTTCAGAATAGCAGCATTACTGGTACTATTGATACTGGTGCTGCTGGTGGTGGTGCTGAGTATGCTGGCGACAGCAGAGGGGCATATCCAGTTGCACAACCTACTTACTCCAGTGAGGAGCGTGAGTGCTGGGTATTCCATCAGAACCACGGCATGATTGACCGTAGAAATAACGTTGAGATTGTTGGTGTTCAATCCGAAATTGGACCTACCACTCTTACTGCTGCTCTTGCCGCTGACGCAACTAGCATCTCGGTCGCTGCTGCTGGCACCTTCCACCAAGTTGTAAACGGTGTCGCAATTAGTAATACCAACCCTGGTTATATTAAGATTGAGGATGAGATCATCCAATACAGTGCAGTCTCTAGTGATGGTAAGACAATTACTGTTGCTACTGGAGGCAGAGGTGCTGCAACCACTGCAGCTGTTCCTCACGATAATGATACTATTGTTGAGTGCTACAACCTGGACGGCGTTCCTCTAATTGAGATTAACAAGGTACATACTTCAATCTCTTGTCCGACTCTGGATACTTACATGCTGCATCTGACTTCGGTTGCAACTACTGGTATTCGTGGCGGTGGAGTATTTGCTACTGCAACTCAAAACCTACCATTTGAAGTTATCACTCCGAATGTGAAAACTTTGATTCTGCCTAAAACTAGTCTTACCGCTCGTGCGAATACCGTATCTGGTACTTCTATGGGCACGGGTAGAGAAGCAGATATTGATCAGCAATCTTTTGTCAATGATGGTTCCTTCAATGAAATTATTCTCAACGAAGAGAACTATTACACCAACCCTCGCTTGATTTGTTCCCAAATCAATGAAGATAATGAACTTGCTGGTGCTAAATCGTTCACCTTGGAATTGATTCTCAATTCCGATCTTGAAAATGTGTCTCCTGTTGTTGACCTTGACCGCGCATCTTTGATTACGACTTCAAACCGTATCAATAATATCAATGCTGGTTTGCAGGGTGGTACTGGTTACACCATGAACTTCGGCACCAGTGGTCACGATCTCTTGGATGATCCCTCCACCGCTCCTAAGGGCGATCCCAATGAGGGCATATATATTACAAGACTCACACGTCTGGCAACTAAAGCGACTTCACTGCAAGTTTCGTTCTCTTCTAGCAGACATGTGGACACTACGTTCGCAGTTTACTATAAGGCACTCTCAGTTGGTTCTTCTCAACCTCTGGATGAACTGAACTGGGTCAACATGGGTGGTCAAACCAACTACACTTCAACCGCTACGGAAGAGGAACTTTGGAAAGACTACTCTTACGAAGCTAAGGGTCTAGATTTCAATGCATTCCAGATCAAGATTGTTATGAAATCTACTAATCAGGCTCGTGTTCCTTTGCTGGCAGACTTCCGAGCGATTGCACTTGCTAAGTAATTATGGATCCAAATAAAGATCTAATTCCTGTTGAGGGTCACGATGGATGGTTTCGTGACCCAAACTCAAATGCCATTGTCAATTGTGACAAAAGTGCGTATGAGGATTATATGGCGAAGTACAATGCTCGCCAAAAAAAGAAGGAGACCGATCAAGCTTTACAAAGTGACGTTGATACGCTAAAATCTGATGTGAGTGACATTAAGCAGCTCCTGCAACTACTACTGAAAAAAGAATCATGACTGAAAAGGTATCACAAGAGGAACTCCTGACGCAGTTTCAGGAACGTTATAATGTTCTGATTGCCGAAAACAACAAACTCTCAGAGCAAATCAAACAAAACGAGATCCAAGCACTGAAACTGCAAGGTGCCATGGAAACTCTCAATTATTACATTCAAGAGCCTCCCGAATCCCCCGACGTAACCGAAGGGGTTGAGGCAGAATGATCTGAGGGGGTCTTAGGACCCCCTTTTTTCATTTATAAATACTCTTGAGACAGTACCTGCACCGTTCCCTATATAAGAGATGGCAAATAGAATTCAACTTAGACGCGGTGGTGCTCAGGAATGGGCTAACGAAAACCCAACCCTAGCCCAAGGCGAATTAGGCATTGAACTTGATACCAACCGATTCAAGATCGGTGATGGTGTCAGGGGATGGAACACACTCCCATATGAGCGACCTATTGAGTCTGTTGCCAACACGGCAAATACTCTCGTATCTAGAGATGCTGACGGTAACTTCTCTGCTGGTGCCATCACTGCAACTCTAATTGGTAATGCTGCAACTGCATCCCGTCTCGCCAACCCTCGTCAGATTCAAATGTCTGGCGACCTCTCTGGTTCTGGTACATTTGACGGTTCGCAGAACTTGTCTCTTGCTGCAGCACTTCAAACTCTCATTTCCCTGCCACACTACGATGGCACAACCACTTCTAGTGGTCAATATACTAAGGTAACGGTTGACGCAAAGGGTAGGATCACTACTGGTTCACAACCCTCTTCTTATGTAGATTTGGGTCTGACTGACGTTCAACCTCTAGACTCCGACCTTACCGCTATTGCAAACCTGACGACTACTGGTATTGTGACCAGATCGTCTCCTGGTAATATGCTTACCAGATCCATTCAGGGTTCTTCTGGTAGGATTTCAGTTGTAAACGGCAACGCTGTTGCTGGTAACCCAACTCTTGACCTTATTGATACTACGATCGCTCTAGAAACTGAGTGGACGAATTCTGCAGGTCAATTTAATATTCCTTCGCTGATTTCTGTTGGTGGTGATAACCTCCCCGAAGCAGCAAACAGAACTGTAAACTCCACCAGATATACTGTTGATCAGTATGGTCGTTTTACTTCTGCTCTGACTATTCCTATTGCTACCGCCAGAGAAGGTAGTAAGTATCCCGCATACTCGGGTGCCACTGCATATAATAGATATGACATAATTGAAGAAGGAGGAAATGTTTATCAAGCGATTGCTGACATCACTGCAGGTCAAGGTGCTCCTTCTCACACTGATTCCTCCGATGCTGGGTCTTGGCGCTACCTCGCTGCCGCCGCGACGGAACAGAAAGGACTTGCCTCGTTTGCACAGGAAGATTTTGACGTTGACAGCAACGGGCACGTTACCATCGCCGCCCTCGGTGTAGACAATACTCAATTACAAAATAATAGAATCTCTTTTGCTGATGGAAATACAAAAGAAGATTTTGAACTTGATCAGGAACTTACTAGCACCACTGGATACCGAGGATTCAATTATCTTAACTACGTCAAAGTTAATGATACGAGCGGCAATCTTCTGTTTGGCGCTAATAATACAGGCGACGGTGGCGCTGGTGAGATTGATGTCAATGTCCGTTCCTATTTTTCTGATCCTGACATTACTCTTGACGGAGTTGTTGCTCAGACACTGGATAAGACTGGGGATGGCGACCTAACTTTCCAAACAACTCAAAATAGTGCATCTGGTAGAGCACTCAGCATTCGTGCAACTAACTCTGGTGCTGGTACTTCTACTATCAATATCGTATCCGAAGATAAGGTAAATATTCAGGCATCGGATGCAAATGGTAAAGTCCATGTAGAGGACTCAAGATTCCAAGATAACTACATCGCCACCGCCAAGACCACGATGCATTTGGATCCTGGTGATGACCGTGCTGTAACTGGTTTGGTTCGTGTCTGGGGTGACCTCCAAGTTGATGGCACCACGACGACTGTCAATTCAACGACCGTCACGATTGACGATCCTGTATTTACTTTGGGTGGAGATCAAACTCCTACCGTTGACGACAACCTAGATCGTGGTATTGAGTTCAAATACTATGATACTGCTGCTAAGCTTGGTTTCTATGGTTACGATGACTCCTACACCGACCTAGCAGGGCATGTAGGTGGGTTCTCGTTCCTGTATGATGCCACGAATAGTTCCGAAGTTTTCAGCGGTACTGACGCGGGTCTCCTGGCAGGTAACCTGAAACTCACAACTAACACCAATTCCACTTCTAATACGACTGGTGACTTGGTAGTCGCTGGTGGTGTCGGCATCAC